GCTGAAGAGTTACTGAAGAAAGTGGTACTAGATGTAGAGTTAGGTCGTGAAGAAGTACCTTTACTTTACAAATCTATTTACCGCACAATCGCAGATCGTAGCTTACCGAAAATTATCGATGCTACTTTTGCTCAGCGTGGGGTTGTATACTTCACAGAATGGCGCGAAGGTGAAGAAATCAAATTCGGCGCGCTAGAGGCTGAAAGCGGTCCAACGGCACGCTTAACAACTTACGCAGCTGGATTTGAATACACAGAAGATATGGAAGAGTACAACGAAGCGTTCTCTATGCAAATGCTCAACCAAGCATTCGGAGAAGCTTANAACGCTCTATTAAACCATATCCACCTGAGCCCAATCATTACTCACACTTACCCATCTGAGAACGTAACTGAATTGACAACTGAGGAAGCAAGCGCTATTACAGGTGAGTATGCGAAAGAACGTCAAACACAAGCTGTTTTGCGTAAAGCAATTCAAGCTTCTCGTCAAGCAGGTCGTAACGGATCTATTCTATTAGCTAACTCTGCTGACCAGTTCCAAATCGAAGATGCATTCAAGTCTTACACAGTAGGAGCTACTCCATACGAACCCGTATCTGGAATCGACGAAGTAATCTTCTACGACGGCTGGGAAGTAACAGTAGGTAAGAAAACTTACCGCTACGATGGAGTACCTCAAGGTAAAGCGTTCTTAGTACGTCCTAAGAAAGGCTTCATTGAATTTGAAAAACATGGCTTGATTGTGGATGCTGCACTATCTGACCTATCTCGCTTAGTCGAGGCGCAAATTGTTGCACGTACTCGCCGTGGAGTTTACGCTGCGGTTGAAGACAACGTACAACAAATCAACTTACCATAAGGAGGCGACAGTCAATGGCTACCGAAGCTTTAATCCTAAGGCTCCGCAGAGCCGTTGACGAGCGTATCCCCGCAGGTGGAAGTGATACTGATACGGCCTATACGGACGCCGAACTAGATGCTTACCTAGACGAAGTGGATGGTAATCTTAACCTAGCCGCGGCCAATATATGGTTAGAGAAAGCTACAGCACTTTCACCTGATGGTAGTATTCAATCCTATTCAGTTGCTGGGGAGTCTTATTCCTTTGCTTCGAAGAGGGAAGCGTACGACCACGCGATGGCCATGCATAAGTTATATCTGAGTAGGGTTGCTCCTACTCTTTTTTTAGAAGGAACCCCGAGTCCAGCAGTAGATGATGAACCCGTTAGGTACGGAGATATTTCGCGCCTAACTCAGGACCGTGTCGGATGGTAAGTCCAGAGGCACGTAAAGCGCACATCCAAGCCCTAATAGATATGAATCCTACCGAGATTGTGATTCGGCGCGTTGAAAGAGTAGAAGCCGATGGTGCTTATACTACTACGGAGACTACTCTGCCCCCACAACAAGTTAGAATCTTTAGGGATGCTGGTACTAACGATTCGGTGGTCGTAACTGAAGCTGGCGTAGAATATCGCACCGATTACTTCATGTTAGCACCTGCAGGCGCCGATATTAGGGCGGATGTAAATACCCGGGATTCCTTCACCAATGAAACAGGTCAGTTCGAAGTAGTCGACGTTATACCTTCTGTAGTAAAAGGAATTGTTTGTGGCTACCAATGTCAACTAGTGAGGGTGAAGTGATATGACAATTAAAGGCTTAGATGGTGTTCTGGGTAATCTTAATCGTAGCATGGCTAGGCGTACTGCTGGTCTTTATGCTTTAGCTAACGGCTACGCACAGGAACTAGAAGCTTATGCCAAAGCACACGCACCTTGGAGGGATAGAACTGGTAACGCTCGTCAAGGCTTGAAAGGACGTGCATCATTAGAGGAAGCAGATGTTGTCATCCGTTTAATACACCAAGTAGATTATGGTATTTATTTGGAAAAAGCGCGATCAGGTAAGTATGCGATTCTAAAACCTACCATCAACGCAAACAAAGCTAGAATCCGTGCTGGTTTAGAAAGATATTGGAGAGCTACTTAAAGGAGGTATAAAAGATGGCTGCCAAAACAGTCGCTAGAGTAAATGCGGTACATCGTTTCGAAGGCAAAGAGTATAAGGTACATCGCGGGGACGATTTATCACATTTGCCTAAAACACTTGTAACAAAGCTCAAAGCCGCTGGCCTCACATTGGAGGTAGAAGACAATGCGGACAGCAATACTAAAACATCTGAAAAGTAATGTTCCTCTAGTCAACGGAGAAGTATATCAGCCTCACATGGCAGGACCAAAACGCAAAACACCTTACTTAGTCCTGAAGATAGCCGGCGAGGTTGCGAATGGACATAAAAATGCGTATGACCGAACCATCGAAGTATGGCCTTACGCAAATCCGGACAACTACGAAGTAATTGACGCTATCACGACCCAAGTAATCGCAGCCATGTCGAAAGACATCACCACCCCCGCAGGTGTAATAGAGCTACGATATATAGGGTCTGGCTCAGATTATTATGACCCAGATTACAAACAAATTACTAACGGCCCCATAGAATTTGAGTGGGCACTTATTAGAGATTAAAGGAGGTAAAAGCAATGGCTGGTGAAGTTCAGAAAAAGAAAGGCTACCTTCGTGGTATTCGTGGAGCTTTAATCACGGCATTAAATCCTGATGGCTCTCTTCCAGATACTCCAGAAAAATACTGGATCGATACAGCTCAAGAAGCTTCTGTAGAAGCTCAAGTCGAAGAGGGAGAATCTTCGGTACTTCGTGGAGGAGATCGGGTACTAGCTCAAGTAGAAGAAGAAGATACAATCACAGGCGTGGAGATTTCTTTTACAGATGCTAAGTTCGATGCTAAAGCTTCCACAATTATTGCCGGAGGCACTCTCATTACTGACACTACTGACACAACTGAGATTATTGGTTGGGAAGCTCCTATGATGGCTGACCAAAGCAACAGAATACCGTTTATGATGGAAATTTTTGTTCAAAACTATAATGGCTCTGGTATGAAAGAAGGATTCTTAAAAATCACTGTTCCTTACTGTACAGGTACAATGCCTGCCATGGAGTATTCTGATCAAGAATGGGCTTCTGAAGAGTTTACAATCAAAGGTAAAGAAAACTCCGCACTAACGCCTCCAGTACCAGTGACACGCAAAGAATTCGTTGCATCACTTCCGCCAGAAGCTAGTGCTTTATAACATCTGAGAAAAAGAAAGACTCTCAGTGCAGAGTCTTTCTTTTTAGTTTATAATAGAGATATACAGAACAGAATTATTAGGAGGAGTGGGTGATATGTCTAAAAAACCAATTACTTTAGAGGAACTGGAACAGATTGCATCTGGGGAGGTCATTGATATACCTTCGCACGATGGTCGGGGCACGATCGCAGTAAGAGTTAAGCGCATCGACATGACTTCGGAGCTTTTAAATTCCGAGATGCTGTCTAATGAATTAATCGGAGATGTCGTTAAGCAGTTTGATAGAGGTAAGTCACAACAACAAGTAGAACAACAACTTAAAGCTAAAATGGTTGACGCAGATATGTCTAAGATTGTGTCTTTAGTGGACAAGATTTGTGTAAAAGCCCTGGTAGAACCTACTTTTGAACAATTCGAAGAATTAGCTCCACTAAACTTAAACCAAAAAATGGCTATCTTTAACTGGATTATGGAGGAGGTACGGGGAATGAAACCCTTTCGTAAACAATCCGGACACAATTCAAATGCTAATCGCCAACGCAAGGACATGGGGAAAAAGGCCTAGTGAGCTAATTGAGTGTAGTGGTTTTGCGGGGTATCTCTTAGACTCAGCGTGCACTGTTTACGTGTCATACCTCGAGAAAGGTGAAAAACCTATAGTCCAAACCGATGACGCATTGTCCTTCTTATAGGACAATGTTTTGGCCTACTAGGTTTACTGGTGGAATCCCTTACAGGAGGTGTACTAATGGCTGAGAACTTAGGTTCAATATATGCAGAGTTTAGACTCGCACTAGATGGATTGCGAGCTGATGTNGCTGAAGCACGTCGATTACTCAAAGGGTCTGTTGAACATGCAGCAAGCAGCATCAAGCAAGCCGGAACGGCTATGACCACTGCAGGCGCAGGTATTGCTACAGGTCTAGGTTTTGCTGTCAAATCGGCACTAGACTTCGAGGCGCAAATGTCTAGTATCAAAGCCGTATCTGGTGCGACAGGACAAGAGATGTCACAATTA